GCAGTCACATCATCATCCCGGATGTCGAGGCAAGTGGTAAAAAAGACGCCCTCCTCAACGCCCGGAAATTGTACGATCTCAATTCAACTGATTACGATTTAAAGTCACGGCGGCAAGTGTCTGTCACTCGCCAGAGAGGAGAGATTATATTACCCAATGACCAATAGTGCGTTTTTATTAAAGTTTGAAAGGACCAATACAATGGGATTTCGCAAAATTACCCCGGCCGAGTTTAACTATATCCACGAACTGGCCACCAAAAAAAAGTTATCAACGCCGATGATTGAAAAATTGACCGGTAGAGCCGTCGAGACAATCAATCACATCAAAAAATCGGTTAGTTTTAAAGACTATCTCGCCATCAAAAAGGCACCAAAGTTAAAAATTGTGGCGGTGAAATTCCCCCAACATCAGCCAACGGCGGAAAAATTGCCGGGGATCGATCCCGTCAAAGTGATGCCAAAGGATGCGGAGCCGAAAAAAGACTATACCGGAGCGCTTTTGGGTCAAATGCACCGGCTATGTGAGGCGATTAGTCAAAACAATGCTTTGGTTAGCCACCAAAATTTGCTTATCTCCAAATTGGTCGCTCCCAAATTCACCGTCAAACCGGTTGATGTTACTTACCGGCCAATGGGAGCCAGAGTAGATTGCACCGGTAAAATAGTCCCGGACAAAACCAACTCCGCCGATTGGGTGGTGTGGTTTATTTTGGCATTGTCACTCGTCGGATTATATGGGTTATATTTGATTTTTATCAAATAACGGTCGATGATTGATTTGGGTGGGTGCGGTTATGGCCCGAGGGTTAGCATAATTTCCCCTCAAAGCGCCTGACACTACGCCCACCCTACCAGTCAAATATGTATAATAGGAGAATATGTCAAAAGAGCCAGTCAAAACAGTAAAACAGGATGGCAGAGGCCGCCCCGAGATTACCGACAACCAACATTGGGAGTGGTTAGACGAGATGCGACCATTTTTGATCACGGGCATGAGTTTATGGTCGGCTATTGAAAAAGCGGGATTGGAAAGCCACAAAAATTCCATTTACCAAAAATATGCCGATGACAATAATTTTAAGGAAAAAATAGATCATTATCGTGCCACCATCGCCGAATTAAACAATCAAATTATTTACAATACCATCCGCAATATTAGTATTCGCCAGGCCACGCTCAAAGATATTACCAACCCATCCATGACCACCGAGGAGGTGCAAATCGTCAAGTTAGTGGCCGAAAAACACCGGACATCCCAACCGTTTTTTGTTACCCGGACCGAAGTGGCCGAGGCAAAAGATGAGGATTTTGGCAAAATTATTGAGCCGGCAAAAATCAATTATGTATTGCCTGATGGGGCCGATTTAGCAGAAACGGAGAAAAAACCCAATGCCGAAACCAAACCAATCTCGGATCCCAAGCCCGGTGATCAACTTTCACCCGACGATCAAGCAACACATAGCATGGCGAGCCCTAACTAACCTACTCATCACGGAGGAGTTATACGGCGGCGGAGCCGGGGGCGGTAAAACCTATTTTGCATGCGCTTGGCTCATTATCATGGCGCAAACCTACCCCGGGACTCGATGGATGATTGGCCGGCGGGAATTAAAGCGCCTCAAACAATCCGTCCTCGTTTCACTTTTTGACCTTTTGACCAAATGGGGTTTTGTAATCGACGAGCATTATCGGTACAACTCTACCATGGGCCATTTTGAGTTTATCAATGGCTCGCAATTTGTTTTGATGGATTTGGCACCCAAACCCTCCGATCCCAATTATGAGCGCCTTGGATCACTTGAATTTACGGGGGAATTTATCGAGGAGGCGGCCGAAGTCGAGCAAAAAGCAAAGGACGTGGCGTTTTCCCGGATCCGTTACAAACTGTCCGAATTTTGTGGATATTGTAATGCTCACGGCCTCAATGAGGGTGTGGTCACTCAAACTAACGAAAACGGGGCGCCGGTGGAGTGGCTTTGCCGGGTATGTGGCCAAAAGAGCCATGGATTACCGCCCAAATTATTGATGACGTGCAATCCCCACAAGGGGTATTTGTACAAAGAATTCTACAAACCATATAAGACCGGGCAATTGTCGCTCGACAAGGCATTTATCCAAGCGCTCGTCACCGACAATCCCTACATTTCCCCCCACTATATCGAGTCGCTAAAAAAGATCCGGAATAAGGCCATCCGAGAGCGCCTACTTAAAGGCAATTGGGAGTATGCCGACGACGAATTGGCTCTCATGCGCTTTGATCAAATCCAAGACATATTTACCTATCAACCGCGCGACTCCGACTCCAAAATCAAGTATTTGACCGCCGACGTCGCCCGGTTTGGCCGCGACAAAGCCGTCATTATGATTTGGGAGGGATTACAGGTGATCGAAATCATCACCTATGACAAATCGTCGATGCCCACCCTTGAAACCGAGATTTTGGTCAAAGCCCAACAGCATCGGATCCCCATGTCTCGGGTATTGGTCGATGAGGACGGGATCGGTGGCGGGATTGTCGATCACCTCAAATGCAAGGGATTTGTCGGGAATGCGGCCGCGATCGATGAGCGCACCAAATCCGAAATTGAGGAGGTTGGGTACAAACTCAATTTCCAAAATCAACGGACTCAATGTTATTACGAATTATCCGAAAAAGTCGCCGATGGTTTGCTCGGAGTGGTAACCGATGATGAGTCGATCCAAGAGGCCATCACGGAGGAGTTAGAGCAAATCCGGGCAATTGATGTGGACAAAGATCAAAAATTTAGGATAATAGGTAAAGACGACATCAAACTCGCCATCGGGAGATCGCCGGATTACGCCGACACCATGATGATGAGAATGTATTTTGAGGTCAAGCCGGAGCCCGAAACTGCCACCATGCACGCCCACAACCCACTAGCATAGTGACGCAAATGTCGCGTAAATGTTATACTTTAACCACTATGGCAAAGCCAAACGAAAAAGAGGTTGTCAACCCCGCCACCAAATCAGATGAGCCGATCGTGTCGGCTTATGCCAAACCCGAGAAATTTCCCTACACTAACGAGGATGCCGCCCGCATCAATGACTACGTTTTTTATCGTCAATTGTTAGATGGCGCCCATTTTGAGGCATTTCGCCAACGGGTCAAATCCGAGGATTTTAACAAAGCCTATGCCCAAATCCGCTATGTTTACGTCAATTTTGCCGGGATGATCTCGCGAGTGGTATCCGACATGCTATTTGGCGAGGGCGTCAAAATAAAATTGGAGGGCGACAAAGCCCACCAAGCCTGGCTCGAGGATTTTTGGCGCCAAAACTATTTGAGCATCCTATTTTACGAGTCGGCCTTGACTAACTCGGCCAAAGGGGACGAGTGTTTTAAACTCCGGGTCGGCAAACGCCAACCCATTGACCGGGAGTCGTCTATCATTGTCGAGTCTACCCCACCCAATATTTACTTCCCGCATGTCGATCCTTTCAATGTCGCCGGAGAGCCGGCCATCAAAGAATTGGCTTGGCTATTTATGGTTGACAAAAATCAGTATTTGCGCCGGGAAATCCATGAGGCCGGGAGAATTACCAATGAGGTGTGGAGAATGAAAGGGGATAGGCTCGAAACCCAAGTCGATCCAAAGATTTTAAATATCCCCGGACTCGCTAACATCCAAGCCACCGGGATCGATGAGCACATGATTATCCACGTCCCCAATTGGAAAACCACGGACCGGCATTTTGGCTATTCCGACTATTACGATCTCGACTCCATCTTTTATGCCATCAATAACCGGATCTCGATGGTCGACAACGTGCTCGACAAACACACCGATCCCATTTTGATGGTGCCTCCCGGCGTGATTGATAAAAAGACCGGTAAAGTCAAACGCGACGGCCGGGTGATCGAAATGGGCAAAGATAGCAACGGCAAACCCGAATATATTGTATGGGACGCATCACTCGAAAACGCCTTTAAACAGATTGACAAATTGGTCGAGTTTATGTTTATGGTGGGTGAGGTATCCCCGGATGTTTTGGGTATGGGCCAAGGCCAAAGCGACTCCGGCCGCGCCCTCAAATTTAAACTCCTCCGCACTCTAGCCAAAGTCAACCGCAAAAAAATCTATTACGACCGCGCCATCAAGCAAGTGTTATTGGTGGCCCAAAAACTCGCCAAAGCCTGGGGCATCAAAGTCAATGGCAAAGCCTTTACCTGGGAGCCGATCGTACCCGAATTGACCTGGCAAGACGGTATCCCCGCCGACGAAACCGAAATCATCGACAATACCACCAAGGCGCTTGATGCCGGCATTACCAGTCAAAAGGATGCCATAATGCAACTCCATGGGGTGGATGAGGATACCGCCGACAAAATCATCAAACAAATCAATGATGAGAATAAACTCAACATGCAAAATACCCTCGATCCCGCACGCAATCCATTTAACAAACCAAAACCGGGCGATCCGAAAAACCCCCCTCCGAAACCACCGACTCCGCCCGTAAAGTAGTAAAGGGCGGCCATGGCTACAGTTTATCCCACCCAAGTACCGATCAATGAGGACGATGTCAAAAAACTCGCGGAGTTTTTAAAATCGGCTTATGGTCGCATTGTCGCCGAAATTTACGATGCCACCGATTTTGGAGTGGCCAACCGCAAGGCCATATTGGCTCAAATTGAGGAGATTTTGGCCAACTTGGGCGAGGATATGTCAAAGTTTGCCGATGAGGTATTGACGGAATACTACAAGGCCGGTGCCGGGGATGCCATTATCCAACTCAAAAACATCGATGCCGAAATCCAAGTCGCCTCTGGATTTAACAAACTCCACCGGGACGCAATAGTGGCTTTGGTGGATGATACCGTCGCCGCCTTTTCCGAAAGCCTAACCGGGGTCAAACGATCGGCTTTTCGCTTGCTTGGTGAGGCGGTGCGGAGCAAATTGCAACAGGAGATCGCCTTGGGGGTGGTCACGGGCGATGCTTTGCGCAAAATCCGCCAAAACATCAAGGGAGTATTACAGGAGGAGGGATTGGCCGCCATGGTTGACAAGCGCGGGCGATCCTGGGCGCTTGACGCTTACTCCGAAATGGTATTTAGGACCAAAGCCATTGAGGCGCGCAATATGGGATTGGCCAATCGAATGAGCGAAAACGGCTACGACTTGGTCCAAGTATCCTCCCATTTTGGATCATGCGATCTTTGCGCCCCTTGGCAAGGGGAGATTTTGTCGACGACTGGCCAAACCACCGGATATCCGAGTTTAAATGATGCCATGAGCGATGGGTTATTCCATCCCAATTGTCGGCATGCCATCAATGCCCTATCCCCCAAATTGGCCAATATAACCAGCGCCTATGACCCGACCACGGGCAAATATGGGACGGCCGGGGCGGGATTTAGGCAAAACATTGAGGGCAAAGTCGCCAAAACCAGTATTCTCCCGGCGCAAAAATATCAAGCGACATTTATAAAAAATGTGGACACTATTGCCGCCGAGGGCGATTGGGTGAGTTATGTGGGACCGGTGAAAAAGGTCGACCGCGCCACCGACAAGGTGGTCAATGACTACAATGGCAATATTCTGGCGCTCAAAGATAGTAACCGGGCGGCCATAATGATCGACAATCCTTTTAACCCGGCCGAATTTGACCGGATCAAAGCGGCGGTGGGCAAAGTCTATGAGATTGACACCTCCGCCTCCAAAAATCAGTTATTCGCCGATGAGGGGTATGCCAAGGCCATGATCAACATCAAATTGCCCGGCGGGAGATTGGGAGAGATCCAAGTCACCTATCCGGAAATGTGGGATGTCAAATACAAAGGCGGGGGCGATCAATTATATGAGATTGTCCGGAGCGGTCAAGACAAAAACGGGGAGTCATTGAGAAAAATGGAGGCATTGTACCAGGCCGCTCGCAAAGATGCGATCGCGCGGTTGGGATTATAATTTCGCGATCTTTTTAAACTCGGCCTCGGTGATCCTGGTGCCGTCGCGCACGGCCTTGAATGGGTCATAGGGATTGCCCAGGTGATTGATCCCGACGATCCGGCCATCCTCGGCGTATACCTTAACGGCGATGCCGGCCTCGATCTCGTAATACTTTGGGAGTGTGTCGATGTAACTCATATTCTTATCCTATCACATTTATTATACTACAATGACCAGACAATGACAAGACACAGATTGATTGACAACCGGGAAACGATTGGCCATAATAACATTGTTAAAAAGTTAATAGTTTGAGGCATGTATTAGCGGAGATGTACCGCGATATCAAACAGAAAGGTTATATGCCAAAAGACCTACAGGACCCGACGACACCCCCAAAGGGTGATCCAGAGCCGAAACCAAAGGCTCCGGAGCCGTTTAGCCCAACCAAATTGAGCGATGAGGATTTGGCCAAAGTCCTCGAGGACCCTCGTATTTGGAAAACTGATCGAATAGCCGAACTCCTACAGGCCAAAAAGGAGCTCAAAAAACTCGAGGATGAAAAAGCCGCCGCCGAAAAAGCGGATCTCGAGAAAAAAGGCGAATTTGAGAAGTTAAGCAAGCAAACGCAAGCCGAACTCGATACGGCCAAACAACGTATTGCGGACATGGAAAAATTGTCTCGCATTACAAATGCGGCAGTAGCGAAAGGCATCCAAGACGTCGATGCCGCCTCCAAACTCATTGATATGAGCGGAGTAAAAGTCGATGCCGATGGCAATTACACCGGTATTGATGAAGCGGTAGAGGCATTAGTCAAGGCGCGTCCTTATTTAGTCGACAACTCGCGATCAGTAGGAACCCCGAGCAACCCTGGTGTCAACCCGGCGATAAATGGTAAACAATATAAGATGTCCGAAATCGGAGATCCCAAATTTTACCAGGAAAACCGAGAGGACATCCAAAAGGCTCAAGTGGAGGGTCGGATTGTAGAGGACCGTAATATGAACGGCCCGCAACCCACCCCCGGCAAGTAGTTTTTGGATCCTACCGAGCGCAAATATTTATTAAATAGTCAAGGTAGGATAAAATGCCCAACGCAAATTTCACACCGACAACTGACGCTAACGCGATCCCGACCATCATCGCCCAGGAAGTCATAAGACAATTTCCGGGTTATATGGGTGTCGCCAAATTCGTGTCCACCGACACGGATTGGACCGGCTCGGATTTCGCCTCTTATGGTGACACGCTCAACATCGTGAAGCCCGGCAGTTTGACGGTAAAAACCAAAACCCCCGGCACCGAAATGGAGTCACAAGCTCCTACGGCCGACAAAATTAGTGTGACTCTCAACCGTCACAAGTATATTGATATTTTGGATGAGGACATCACCAAAATGTTGAGAAAACCCAACCTCCAAGAGGAATATGCCATGAGAATGGCCATTGAACTCGCCGAGGATGTGGAGGAATACTTGCTTGGGTTGCATGCTAGTATTACCGGTACCGTGTCCTGGGATCACACCAGCGCTACGACCATCGAGAGTAGCTTTAAAGCTATCCGCTCATGGTTTGCCCGCCGAAAAATCCCCAAAAACTTACCAAAACTTTTCGCCGCCGACACCTCGGTGTACGACAATATTCTCGGGGTGGACAAATACACCTCCGGTGATTATGTCGACAAAGGCACGATTGGTGATGGTGAAGTGCGTCCGATTTACAAGATTTACACCCACGAAAGCCAGATGATCCAAACTTCCGGCTCTCCGGTGACGTACCACAACATGGCCATGACCAAGTTTGGTATGGTGCTTGTAAACCGACCTATGCCGCTTGACGGTAATGGCCGGGGTGCTTTGCAACGAAACATGACCGATCCCAACACCGGTTTGACTTTCCGCTTGACGGAAAGTTACTCCCATGGGAACCTCGGCTCTCGTTTCTCGCTCGATTTGCTCTATGGCGGCGCGATTGCCGACCAAGACCACATCGTCGAAGTCGAAAGCACATAGTTTTAAACTGACTGACGGTTTATCACTCCATCGACTACCGCCCCTCTCACCGGGGGCGGTTTTCGTGTATAATGGATTTGGTCATAGGTTGTACCTTCTTTCACAAAACGCCACTCTTTATTGGGTGGCTTTTTGTTTAAACATTGTGTAATATGGTTGTAATGTACTATCTCAAAAATCCGGGTGGGCGGATTGTTTGTTTTGACACCCTCGACCAATTCAATAAATGGGAAAACCAACCCGGTTTTACTATTCCCACCCAAGAAGTTATCGACTCATGGCAAAAAGCCAAAATTCAAGCGGCCGAGGCGCGAGCGCGGGCGGTGATGATCGAAAAACAGGGCGGGGAGATATTTTTTGCCACGGTATCAGGGGGCAATGATGGGTATGGGGTATCGAGCCAAGCGCTCTATAACGAATTACAAGCCCAAGGCGTCAAAATTAGTTATTCCAATATCGGCCAAGCGATTGGATTTTTGTATCACTCCCCCTATTCGATGATGCGGGTCAATACCCCTTACCGGATCCTCTACACCATGTTTGAGTCGACCAAGATCCCGGACGATTGGCACGATTATCTCCATGCCGCCAATAAAGTGATCGTCCCGAGCAAATGGTGCCGTGATATATTCCGCAAATCCGGGTTTGATCCGGAGGTGGTGCCTCTTGGTTACGACGACAATATTTTTAAATTCCAGGAGCGGGAAAACAAACGCCGGTCCCGCAAAAATTTCGTCTTTTTGCATTACAACGCCTATAACATCCGCAAAGGATTTATTGAGGTGGTCAAGGCATTCACCCAAGAATTTGCCAAAGACGAGCCGGTCAAAATGATTTTTAAAACCAACCAAACCAAGCCGCCATTTCCCTTTATTGCCAGCCGGTACCCCAACATTGAGGTGATCACCGGCGAGATGGACGCGGTGACCCTGGCCGAATTATGCCACCGCTCCGATGCTTTTGTTTTCCCAAGCCGGGGCGAGGGTTTTGGCATGACCCCATTGGAGGCCATGGCGACCGGCATGCCGGCGATAATCCCCAATGCCCACGGGATCACCGAGTATTTTAACCCCGAGTGTATGTACGAGGTCAAGATTGGATCAATGTGTCCGGCGATCTATTCCCGCTACCGGGGCATGGATGTCGGGCAAATGTATGTATCGGATATATCACACCTCCGCTCTCAAATGCGGTATGTTTACGAGCACCAGGATGAGGCTATGGCCAAAGGGCGCGCGGCCTCCGAATATGTCAAGCAATGGACCTACAAAGTCACCGCCGGCAAACTCAAAGACACGTTTCGCGATATAATGAGCCAGCCATTGCCCGAGAGAAAAACATCGAATATTTTAACGCTCGAGCAGGTTTGAGGGGAGGTGAGATTTTATGATCAAAGCAAAAAAAGGGATCCCCACCGAGCCGGTAATCGTCCCCCCGGTGGCAAAGTACAAATACTTATGCCCGGCTTGCACCAATGTCGCCATCCAATCGAGCAATAAGATGCTCGGAGTCGAGGTCGAATGCAACTATTGCGGCAAACTCATCAAATTGGAGGATGAGGGTCGATACATCGAACTGGCATAATTAGTAAAAACCGTTAGTTATGAACATCAAATATATTGGGCCCGCTCTGGATTATTCCGGATATGGCGAGGCT